GGCAAGTGGTGGTCCATCGCAACAATAGCGCATGGAGTACCAGCTTGCCCACCTTTGTGCATCATTAAAGGTGAGCGCTCAACACTTGTTGATCGTCGAGTGAATCAAATTAGAGTTCATCGACGACACGTGTATAAGCGAAGAGGGAGGACGCAGTAGTGCGTTATCCTTCATCTCACATCGAAACGAATCGGAACAGCGCCTGTTTGAGGCGCCTACAGAAATATCAAGCATGGGGTTGTAGTGGATAATTACCCAAAACGGTGCCATTTCCCAATGTTGAGCGAACACTTTTGCGTTGCTCCGTTGGTCATAAGCTTAATACTTCCGTGCTAACCAAAATGCCGAGAGACTACACGGCGTTCCCTGAAGTTTTTAATTTCAGGTCCCACTATGATGTATAGTCCGCCCAGAACAGGTGGATCCCATATTTGTTCAACATGTCTACTCAAAGACGTGCCAAAACCAATCAAAATCAGTTGCGTTTCAAAGCGCGCGCTGGCCCGTATAACGGGAACTTAGCTGCGAGAATGGTCTCTGCCCCTGTAGCACAGAATCGCTCATCCAGACAAACTGGGAGCAATTCGACTCGTTATCGAGAGTGCGAAAGGATAGCTACTGTAAACGGTTCCGAAATCTTCGCGAACGTTCTTAGTATACCTTGTAATCCAGGCCTAGCATCAAGCTTCCCCTGGTTGAGTGGTCATGCGGTTCTTTACGAATCCTACACGATGCATTCAATTACTTATCGATACAAGAACTTAAAAGGGACTGGAAGTCCTGGGAATATCTTAATGTCGTTTGATTATGACACTTTAGATGCTCCTCCAGCAACTGCTATTGAACAATCTCAATCTACTGTGTGGATTGATGGCGCACCATGGCGTATCTTCGAATTGAAGGTACCATGTCGTGTAGCCAAAAAGTTGTTCACCCGCGGTTCGACTATTCCAGGAGTCGACCTTAAGACATACGACTACGGACGACTTCACGTCTCCGCAGAAGGGTGTACGGATGATTCCGCACACGGTTATCTAGAGGTCGAGTACAATGTTGAATTGTCCGACAAACAGTCGGGCGGGGCGACGTCTTCGACGCCCGCATCCAGCACTTCTCTTTTTTCTTTCCGAGGAGCGACTCAAACAGTCGCCTTTGCCGGTGTATTTCCTTATAACACTATCGTGACAAACCC